AAGTCATTTATTAGAATCTATACTTACCGATAAACGACCCCGGTCATCTCGGTTTCTTAATCCGTAAAAATTCACCAGTTCTTGTTCTTTTCTTACGATTTCTTGAAAAATCTGGGCAGTGTTTTGTTTTCCGTATGCGAGTCCATAATCATACGAAGCCCATAACGGAACAAGGTCATGGAATAAAGAAGCGAATCCCGGCTCACTTGAAGAAGAACCCGTATCATCTGAAAACTTGTTATCTGAATAGTCAAAAAGAAGAGGAGAGCGGGTAAAATAAACCCGCAATCCCGCTGATTGCGTATAATTTGGTACGGGAAAAAGAAATAATCGAAGTCCGATTAGTTCGTACTCTGTCGGTGTTCCTGCGCTTGCTTTATAAGCTCCCGTTCTTCCTGTGGAAGGTGTGGTTTCACCTAAAGCAATCGCAATATCTGAAGCGCTAGCAGAAGAAAGTTGTCCCGAAGCTCCTTCGCTGGTAGTGTTTCGTTTAAGATTTTGCTGGTCTATTTGTATGAGCCGTTTCCAGCTTCCGCTAGAGTTCTTAATCTCTATGCGGTCAATGGTTAAATAAGTGCTTGCGAGAGTGTATTGCTGTTGTCCCGAAGTCAGTGCTGCGGTGGCAGTAGGAAGGTTTGTGTAATTACTATCATCATACTGCCACTTTGAATCACTGCGATTAATAAGCGAAACAACTCTTTCTATTGCGCGATTTACCGCCAAAGTTAAGTTAGCCGCTGAATATGAACTACTGCTTGTTCCTGTGAGAAAATAAACGCGATTTTGGATATCGGCGAACGAAGCCATTTATTTCCAATTAGCCATTAAAACTCCGCTGAAGCAGCGCATGAATGTTCCCCATCAGGTAAAATGTTCCCTCCTCCTGAAGTTGATGTTGCGTTTATGATACAACGAAGCGCAAAGAATGTATCATCCCCAAGATTAAGAGAATATATTGCCGTTGAAGTCGCTGGGTTATCTGCAGTAAGGCTTAGCCCAGAAGTTACTGAACCAACAGTTGTTGCGGCTGCGTCTCCTGTTGAAACTGCCGCAGCGGAAACTAGTTTATTAAATTGATACCAGTCTGTTCCGTTAGGAGAAACCTGTACCCGAAAAGTCGTGGTTCCTGTATTTCCTCGTCCCGATGTGTCTCCGCGCTTTAAGTACATAGTTACTTTTTTCGCTCCAGCGATCACAAATGCGCCATTATCTCGCGTCCCATTAGAGTCAAAGTATGCGGTCATATTGGTCGAAGTTGCTCCCCAGTTTGTATTTACCAACATATTAGTAAATATGTTTCCTGTAGTAGTCGCGGTAGAAGTAGCAAAATTGCCGGTAAGAGCCTGTGCGGTACTTGAAGCAAAGAAATTAAAATGCCGAAATGTGCCTTCTGAAATCGGAGCTTCCTTACTCACAACTCCAAAAGCACGCTGGGAATAAATAAATACTCCCAGCGCAACCAGAAACACACCAATCGCAAGCAATACTTGTACCCGTCTGTCTAGTTTGTGTGTTTGCATAGTAGTAGTTTAGAGTTCGGTAAATTCAAATTGACATGTTCCGCCAAAGAGATTGCCTTTTCCGCCTTGTGAAATTGTTCCGCCGCCAGCGTTCTTCGCGTGAATTACTACGTATTCATTTGGAGAAACAACTCCGTTTCTGTCTAATTTATCTCCAAGAGTTGAAGTCGTTGTCGAAGCAGTAACTAAATACCAACCTTGAGTATTTGCTGCTACAAGAATCGGGTCTCCGCGAAGCGTTGAAGTCGCTGCCGCAATAGGTGGTGCATAAGGGATAGTTGTATCTTCAATCATTACATAAACAGCTGTGCTGGTACCGGTTGTAATTTGATAAGCAACTTTTGCTGTTGAAGTTGAAACAACTTTTTCTGAAACGCACATTGTGCTGGTTGCCGTTCTAAGTGTTCCTGCTTGATAGACCTTTTTTAATCCGCCTACTCGCAAATAAGGGTACGGAATATCGGGGCCGACTAAAGCGCCCAATTTTGAGGAAATCTCATTTGCCACATCTTTTGCTGTAGGCAAATTCGGAGATTTTAAGACCGCAAATCCAAGCACAAGTATCGCAACAACCACTCCCGCAAGAACTATATTTTTAGTTTTTTCCATTTCTGTTGTGCTTAACTAATAATTATTCTTTTATGAGAGCCTTGTCGATCAACGCAATTCTCTCCTTAAACTCTTTTGCCTTATCTGCTCCAAGATTAGGAAGTTTCAACGCTTCTTCATATTGAGCTCTGCGCAAAACAAGCCTCGTAGGGTTTCTTTTGAGCACGTATTCTTTGAATACGATATCTTTGTCATGAATAGGTACTTTAGACATATGTTTTTTAGATTCTGGTAGGGATAGGCGGGCTAGAATAGTGGTAGTAGCCCGCGTAACCCCACCAGAGGTAAGGTTAAACTAATAAATGATTATTAATCGCTTTAATTTGGTTAATAAAATCTTGATATTCGAGCGTTCCTTTCATAAAGTTACACGTCTTACAACAAGAAACTACGTTGTAGGAAAAGTAACCGACCAAACTACTTATCCTATCAAGACCCATAGCTTCAGATTTATTGCAATAGTGGCAATTTGAAAGCAAGAACTTCATAAAATCATCTGCAGAAAGAGAAAAATCATATCCTCTAACTTTTGCGCTGGCTTTATAAGATTGAAGTTTCCCTTTTGGTGATTTTCTATATTTACTAGATCTAGCACGGATTGCTTCAATATTCTTTTCCCAATATTCTTTCGAAGCTAACTGTATTGCTTCTTTGTTTGCTTCATAATACGCACGAGATTGCATAGGTCTAACTTCAGGGTGTTCTTGATAGTATTTCTTTTTACGCTCGCTTATCTTTTCTTTATCTTTTATGCCTCGTTCTTTTTGATACACTGCCAACTCATTAGCGTTTTCAGCTGCGTACTTTTTCATGTATTCAGCTTTTTTTGCTTTTTGTTCAGGAGTCAAAACTTGCTTATATGTTTCCATATAAGTTTTGTGATATTCCTGTCTTTTTAATAAGTCAGCGTAAGGCATATTACAACATTAAGCGATAAGAATGTCAACGACAAGGTCAGTTTTTTGCGCCCACAATTTAAATCCTACATACCCATAGGTAGCAAATTCAACACCCGTCTTGAGTGTTACGCCCTTTTCTTCAAAGCGAAGTCCGCCCGGTTGTGCATAGGTAGAAACTCCCTTCACACCAAATACTCGGCGACCATCGTTAGACCAAGTCGTTGAGCCAGAAATCGTCGTTGTGGTTTGGTCATCAAAGGTTCCTGTCCGTACGACATAAATATCCACGCCTCCATAGTTAGTCGCAAATCCATTGTTCAACGCTAAGTCAGCAAAACTAAAACCACTTGACATTTGCGCTTGGAAAATCCCGGGGATATCAGTGTTTTGAACAACCAAGAAAAGACCTTTATACATATCAGCGTAACCAGAAACCAGGGCAACAAGATTTGAAATGATTACATTGATATTTGCCGCTGTCGTGAAACCTCCTGCAGGCGTGGTGTAGGATTGATTACCTGCTTCTAAAAGGTTATTTAACACGAATTTATCTATTGCTAACGCAACTGCGTATGATTGTTCCTCGGTACGAACTCTAAACAAATCATAGTTGGAAAGAAGTCGCTCAAAGTCATAGATGTGCTCTCCATAAGTAACTTCATCGGTAACTGTGAGCGTGTCTTCTGTAGTTGTCCACGCCGTTATAGCGTATGAACCATCAACCGCAGCTACAGAGGCCACGGGACGGTTGCTATATGGGTTGTGGATATAAAAACTATTAGAACGGTCGACTTCACAAATCTTCTCTGCAACCAGCGCTTTTTTAAGTATTGATTGCATTATGGCGCTTCGATATTTATTGCGCCATACAGAACTTAGTGTCTGTGTTCCTATTGTTGCTGCCATTAAAGTGAGATTAACTTATAATCCCACTATTCCTCGGAGTTACCGTTTCGATAGGGCAATCTTCCGAGCCATTTCCGCCGCAGCCAAAGCCTCAATACCTTCATCAGTTTCAGGGAGTTGTCCCTTACTTGCTTGAGATATTAAGTCCTCTGCGGTGGGGGCAGAAGCTCCTCTTGCACCCTTTGTTTGGGTTACTTGAGCGCTTCTGCGTTCTTCGTCTTTGGTTGCAAGAACTCCTTTTAGTTCGCCGTGAGCGTCTTTCACGCTGATATTTTTGAACTTTGCCCATTCGAGTACCGTGTCAATATCATCTTCGTGAACATCCGCTTTAGCGAGGTATAAAACATCCTTGCTTGTTAAGCCTTGCTCTGCTTCAGGCTCTTTCTTAACTTCTGGCTTGAGTTCTGGCTTTGGTTCCTTCACCCATTTGCCATCTTTTAAGATAAAACCTTCGGCTTTTTTTGCTCTTGCAAACAGTTGTTTATTCTGTTCTTTAAGAGCATCCATCTCTGGCGAAGTTTCCTGAACAGATTCTTCGCTAAGTTCCTCATTTGAAGAGTCGAGGTTCTCAATGTTTTCGTTTTCCATAGTTTTAAGAGGCTTGGCCTCAATGCCTAGTTAAGAGCTAGACACTCTGTTAACTTAATTATACTCTCTTCTAATAAATAATGCAACTATTTTGTCGAATCCTTTTTCTGTCGTTTTAATGCTTCTTCTACGGTCTCGGTTTTTTGAGATAAAGCCTGAAGTTGCATAAGCTGAGATTCAATGTGAAGAATCAAATCCCTCCGAGTCATAAAATACACTTTTACTTCTTCGGGAGTCATCGAACTAATATCTTTTATTGTCCACAAATCCACTACCTGCCCTACAGGAGCACTTGGATCGTATTCGGGCAAAAAGATTTTCCGCATCAATTTAAGAAGCTTTGTATTGTTCCCAAAGGTTTGCTCAATAACTGTTTTCTCCTCTGGGGTTATTCGCATTTCGTTTTTATCCATAAGTTTCCACTATTCTGTTAATGAGGCATTTTCGATGCCTTATGAATCTTAACCATTGAATGAATCTTTTTCGCTTTCTTTTGTTTGCCTGACTTGCTGTAACTGTGTTTTGACATTTTTTTGTAATTGACTAATAATATTGCGACCTTTAAAATAAATACTCGCCAATATGCGAAATTTCCACACTTGGGTCTACCCATATTTTATATCCATACTCCTGCGCTTTTTTACAAAAAAATATATCCTCTCCGGTCTGCATTTCAGGAGGGCCGAGCGTGAACCATGGTCTTGGAATTTTATCAAACACGCTCATTTTAATCAACATACATCCTGTTCCTGCGGCGTAAGCGGTGAATAGTTTATCAGGGATTTCTTTTTCGTGAGCGTTGGATTTTTCTGTTAAACAAAGAACCCAATCGCCACTTTCGTTTCTGTATTTATAGGGCGCTGCGATAATGTCCGCTTCTCTACTTAACAATCGTTCAAGCACATCTGCAGAGAAACATTGGTCTGAATCTACAAAGAATAAGTGAGTGAATCCTCCCATCTTCTGCGCGTCCACTACGATTTCCTCTCGATTCTTATGAACGTAACAACCCTGTTTTATTTGAATCGCGATAGTTGGGTCTCTTTTTACCAAAGAACACAGGGTCGCTACCGTTTTGGTTCTAATAAAATCTGCCGTTGGGACTCCAACACATATTCGTGGCTTCATCGAGTCGGCGCTAGTTCTGGTACTGCTGGTGTTGGTAGTTGCGGTGTACTGGGAATCTGTGAAAGTTCTACAGGGGAAATCCCTCCTACTAGGTTCATAATTTTCCTTATCGCTAACATCGCTACAGGGTTTTGCTGAATACCGGGCTGGGCAAGTGTCTGAAGCATATTCGTCAAAGTTGTAGCCATTACGATTTTATCCACTTGTTCATTGGTAACTCCTACATCGAGTTCCCATTCCAAGTCCTTTAATGCTTCTTTCCAATTTACACGAACCTGAACACCGCCTTTTGAGATTATCGGCGCAAAAGAACGCGAATTGCCTTGCATAGTTAATGCTTTACTGATAACGCTTTCTTCTTCCGCTTGGTTAAATGGCATCGGGTTTCTTCCATTCAACGCATCTTCAATAAAGCGTTTATTGTGATTTCGGATTGCTTGGTTTGGTATGTACATCGCGTCCACTTTTTTAATGTCGTGGTCTTCAAGAATAGCCATTATTTCTTTATCGGTATTCAATTTAGTTTTTAGGTGTGGAATAACAAAAGTACGGAGCATATCTTCTATCGCAAGACCTTTGTTTTCAACCATAATTTCAAAGAGGGAATTAGCTTGCTGAGTTAAAAGAGCCACAGTAGAATACGGAGTTCCTGAAGGCGGGGTTATGCCACGAAAAGCATCAGGAGTTGCGGTAAGTTCTTGGGCGAGAACCTTCCATTGGGTTGAAAAACTCTGTAACGATACGATATCAGATTTTGAGTTATTGAGTTGAGTTAATGGCTGATTGAGAGCGTGAATTAAAATGTCTCCTGTTTCAATAGCGTTTAATACGTTTCTCCCTACATAGTTCGGGTCAGAAGTCTGGAAGAGAAGTTTTGAAGCAAGGTCAAGAGTGTCTTTCATATTCTTCATTGTGTGATTTTGCATCCATTGAGCGTCAAACAAGGTTTCTACTGCGCCGATTGAAAGTGTCCGACCATCTTCTTCAATCAAGTGAGTAATCATATAAGGGTGTTTTGCTTCTTTTCCTTTGTAAAGACAGAAATCTTTATAAGTATCGGATTGGTCTTGAAGGAAAGAAATCACATGGACTTGTTGGGTATATGTCATCCAATCTTTGTCCTCGGGTTCTTCCAATAAGAGTGCAGAAGGAAGTTCTCCGTGGACTTCGTAGAGTTCTATGAATTCGCTTTGGGCGTCTATTTCCGTTCCTGATTGTGTTTTGCGCTTTACGAGTCCGTCAATAAGTTTTTCTACTACTTCAGGGTCGTATTCAGTAACTTTTCTTATTTGAGCGGGAGTCATATAAATCTTTTCAATCGTAGGAAGAGCGTAAAAATCTACTGGGTCTACGATAAGGCGGTTCCACGGAACTACCGATGCCTTTAATTTTCCGTCTTTTTCAACAAACTTCACAACCGCGGAACCGAATTGAGAGAGAGTTCTGCCCCAAAGATTAAGGAACACGCCAAATCGTTCTCGCTTCATCCAATCGTGGAGAAGAACGGTAGCCATAAATGCCAAGAAAGTGGTAGCGAGTTTATTGGGTCTGACTATAATGTCTTTTCGGTCTATGTCAGTAGCTCGGTACCAAATGTTTGTCGCGGCGGTAATAATGTTAAAAAACGGCTTATCTCTATTGAGAGAGTCCTTTTCTCCAAAGATATGTTTTGAGTTTATGTATGCAGTGATTTTCTCAATGGTTTCATGCATTGAGAAACTAACATAATCTCCTAGTTTGGTAGAACCATGGAGATAATTTTGTTTAGCGCGAGTTACAATTTCTGGGACTAATACTTTTTGCATTTATTTACGTGGCTTTCTCTTAAACCCTTTTGTGGCGTAATAAGCACGCACTTGCTTCGCCGTGTAAATACGCCCATGAGAACTTCTGTATTTGCCGCTTTTTAATTTCTTGAATGGCATACGAAAAACCGAGCCGCGAAACGCTCGGTTGGTACCCTGATAAGTAACTGCTAGGAAAACTTATCAGGGCGCCAATCGAACGCTCCGATTCCTAGCAGTTATTTTAATTATACTATATTTCTTTTTTTAATGCAAGAATTTTCTCTGGCGTCCAGTCGCAAGGATAGTCGAACTTTTTTATCAACCAACCAATATTTTGAGTTCTAGCCCAATCCTTTACTTTGCGGAAGGTATCTTCCACTTCGCCTCTGTTCCTGTTATAAGGCACCGCTTCGCCTTGTTTGTACCAGTGTCCCATATAGGCCTTTTTGGTTACTTTTACCTTGCCGCCAGAGAGCCAGATTTTAAGCGGAACCTCTAGTCCCATAAGTCCCCAACTCCCGAAAGATTCGTCTACAAGGTTAAGTTCAAAGTATTTCTTTCGAGAAACCATAAAGCCCAAGCCGTGAATACATTGGGTTTCGGCTATGAGTCCAGGTTTCTCTGGAGCCGACTTGAGTTCAAAATCGGTGTCAAACACAACTTGTGAAGTTAAAGGCTCGGGGTTCATTGTCCAATTCTCCACATCAAGGTCTCGCAGGTCTATGGCAAGCAAGTCGTTTTCATTGGCGTCTTCAAGCATAATACGGTCAAATCCTTGAGAGAAAGAACAGTGAGCGTCTATTTTTAGGAGATACTTGCCTTTCGCAATTCTAGCTAGTTCATTTGTTGTCGCTCGCTGACCTCTTGCTTTATCCGTATAAGTCCAATGGAGTTTTGGAGAGTTTTTACCAAATCCTTTAAGAACTTCATAACAACCATCCATTCCAACGATAACTTCAGTATCAGCTTCAGAATGCTCAAAAATATCCTCTATGGTTTTTTGAAGATAAGGTTCCGAGCGGCTGGGAATAAGCACTGATATACTCATCATAATGATTCTTCGTATTGCTTGATTGCTCTTAACATAGCATAGTATGCCTCTTGCTTTAATCTTGGCGTCCATTGCTTATGCTTATGTTCTTTACAGACATAATGGACAGGTTGTCCATTAAATGTATAATCTGCCACAAGTTTTGTGTATTTCTTGAAAACCATAGCAGAGCTAAATTTTATATCTTTTATTGTCATTTGCTTGAGTTAAATCTTTGGCGGGCAAAAGTTCTCGTAAATTGTTCCATGAGAATTTGTTTAAGATTTCCAGTATCATCTACAATTTGAACTTGATAAGCGCAGGAATCGATTACATCATCATATGCGCACATGGGAAATTGGCTTAATTCTTCTTCTAAGGCTCCGCAAGAGCGCTCTATGTGGAATATCGAACCGCTGGAATACCGAGGAATTAAACCGCGAATACGAACTTCTTTGCTTCTTTGTTTATGTTCCAACTCAACAATGGGAAGATAGACGCCTCGTTTCCGCTGTTCGCTGTCCAAATATGGCTTCAGACCTTCAAGATATGAGGTCTTCTCGATGCCTATTTTTTCGTAATGATTAGTTTGATACAAAGCAAAAATCGTATTCACAAGTTCCTCTGCGCCTATTCTTATTCTCCATGCCTTAAGGTGCCAGAAGTTTTCTTTATTAACTCGGTTATCACAGAATCCCGTATAATCGGATTGAGCTTTTTTACTCATAGCGGTATCAACGGTTAAGAATCTTCGACAGTTCATTTTTTCTACTTCATTTTCCGTTATATGTTTCAACCACTCGCCTTTGAACTCTTGGGCTTCAGTTAATATCGGGGTTCCTTGATACAGCGCCGCCCAATCATAAGGGCCGATAGTGCGTTTAATTTCTTCCAAAGTCTCAATTCCATAACGGTCTTGCCAGAGAGCCTTTCCTTCCGTAATAGCTTCGAATTTTAGCATTTTCGTTCTTGGTTGAAGTTCTGGGTTCGCGATAAGCATCCCCGCCAAATCCCCCGAGTGCCAGCGAGTTAAAATCAGGATAACCACTCCTTTCGGCTGAAGACGGGTAAAAGCCGTTGAAGTGAACCATTCCCAAGTTTTCTTTCTAAAGATATCAGATTCAGCTTCTTCGCGGTTCTTGATCGGGTCATCATTAAGTAAAATATCACAACCGCGCCCAGTAATAGCCCCGCCTACTCCTGCCGCGATATATCCTCCTCCTTGTTTTGTTCTCCAATGGCCCCTTGCTTGTTCGTCTTCTCTTAAAGTAACTTCAGGGAATATGGCTTTGAATGAGCTAGAGTTCATTTTTTCTCTTGTTTTTCCACCGAAGTCCTGCGCTAATTCTCCAGAATAACTCGCAGTAATAATTTCCTTTTCAGGATTCCGCCCTAAAAACCAAGCAGGGAAATCAATAGAACACTGTTGGGATTTTCCGTGGCGCGGAGGGACCGTAATAATAAGAATCTTATAGTCCCGATCTCCATATTTTTCGATATGTTCCAATTCCCTAGCTATAAGCTCGTGATGCCAATTAGGTTTATATTTAGGGTTTGTAGCGATTTCAAAATCCACTAAATTATTACGGGCTTGAGTAATTACCAATTTGTATGTTTCCGTAGGTTCCATAATATCCTAAAAAAATATCCTAAAAAATTTTCTAAAATTATTCTAAAAGTGGGGTGTTGGGGGAGGGGGTAGTATATTTAATAACTCATAAGTGAAAATGGGGCATAGGGGGGCTTATTCTTTAACGCATAGCGTACACGCCCTTTCTTCATTGAGCGTTTTATGCGCGGCGCGAGTGTGTTCTTTTTGGAATGATGTAGTTTCGGGGTTTAACACATTATGTATCATATTTGATACATTATGTATCACTGGTGGTCTTTCTGATACATTATGTATCACATTTAAGCCATTATGCCTCACTCTATTATAGAAAACGCGCGAGCAAACAGTGCTACAGAATACCTTGCGTTGTACTTCTTTGTTACAATGATCGCAATTATGCCGCATTATCAGCGTTTTTTAACAACCTAGCCGCTATCTCCCGTGCTTGTTCTGGTGAAAATATGTTTATATTGAGGGTTTTACTGCTTGGATCGTCTTGAAAACCACCGAGACGCTTGGCTACATAATCTGCGGCTCTCAATTGATTGTCTGGTGTTACCATCTCATAAATTATGGGACTATTCAATATACTTTTTACTACGTTATCAGCGTTGTCTAACGATATTCCTTCATCTTTTAACGCTATTTTTAACGATTCACTGCTTAATATCTTACCAGGTATAGCTTTTGCGGTGTTTTTGCTGTAACCATTAGATACCAACAATTCTTTGGCTGTTATCTTTATACCAGTTTTAGAATAGTTTTTTATTGCGCGCGCTAGGCCTCTCTGTTGGAAAGAAGGCCCACGCCGTCTATTCGGAAAGGTTCTTGGCATATAGCTATTATATCATATTACTTAGCTTTTTGGTAGTTTCTTAGGCAGTTATGCACAACATACGCACCTTTTTACTTGCGGGGCGAGTTTTTGGGGCTATAATATAAATATGCTTGCACGTTCCTAGTGCGAGCAAGTACATTAAAAAATAAATACAAAATATGACTATAGCACAATTACAAAAAGCATATGACTGTTTTAAACAGTTACAAATTATCGCGCACAGATTACACAAGCAAGACAAAAACGCTTGCAATTATGGATTGACTCCAAGACAAGAAAAAATGGTTAAGAAATTGGAAAACGATGCTGAAAATTGGGCACAACGACTGGGGTTTCATGCTTATCATCAAGGCGATCCACGAGGAGCAACGTTGTACCTTGTCGAAAAATTGGAAGTAGCGAACACAAATTATCACAATGGCGTCTGCATATACTGATATGAAAAAAACAAAATTGATTGGAAACATAATCCAAGAATCGAAAATACATCACAATATATCAATGTCATGGAATAAGATGCCGGACTATAGCGAGGAAGATTTAAAAGCGGGGTTTGATTGGCAAGACGAGGCGCAATTCATGATCGATGACTTTGTAGAAGAATGGGAGGAAAGGCCAGAAAATGACTGCGGGAATCGGAACCTTTGCGGATGCAATTCTGAAAAAAACAAGAATCACAAGCCAGAAAACATAAAAAAAGACGGAGCATGTAAAGTACATGATCTATGGCATATATACAGCTATGGAAGAATGGGGGCCACATTATACTGGGACAAATACTGGAAAGGGAAAAACAGTGGCTTTGGTTTCAAGTATGACGCGGATGAGCTAGAAGAAAAAAACATCGAGGAGCTTAAGAGAAT